CGAAACTGTCACCAGGTACCAAGTTTATTCCCTAGTAGCTCAGCGGTAGTAGCACCTGACTGTTAATCAGGGTGTCGGTGGTTCGATCCCACCCTGGGGAGCCAAGTAATGCACGGTTCGTCTATCGGTTTAGGACACTGGCCTTTCACGTCAGTAAGACGGGTTCGATTCCCGTACCGTGTACCATATATGGCCTTTGGATAAGTTATAAACTTTGCCTTAGGTTCTTCATATGCGGGAGTAGCTCAGTTGGTAGAGCATTACCTTGCCAAGGTAAATGTCGCGAGTTCGAACCTCGTCTCCCGCTCCAGTTTTGCCAAAAGGCATTGATTTAGATTTAAAAGATTGTATAATAGAAACATTAAAGGAAAAACAAATGAATATCTCCCTACGTAAGGCAAATGCACTTCAGAACAGTATCAACGATACCGTCAAAGGTTTCCAGTTTGAGACCACAGTAAAAATCAACGAGTTCCAAGAAGCGGAACAAGAAATTTCCAAAGTTGCAGGAACACTCTGCGACAACCTTACACGCAGAGATGCGTTAGTGGAAGCACTTTACGAGATTCGTAAAAGTGTCAGCGGTGCTAACACAGAAGTTAGAATCGACACTAGATTGGCCGATGTTGCACATCTAGAAAAACAAATCCAATTCTACAACGGATTGGCTAGTAAGACCGTTCGCGAAAGCGCAAAGGTTGTAGCAGGTCGTTTGGACAAGATCCGTAACGACAAAAGCGAAAACCGTCGTAGCATCTATGGCTACAACGACACAGTAGACACTAGTGTGCTCACTCGTGAAGATCTAGACGGATTCCGTCGTAGAGTGGCAACTGCTAAAAAGCAGAAACAAAAACTTCAGGATGAAATCCTAGAGTTAAATGTTCAGACAACTATCCAATTGTCTGACAAAACAGAAGCAGTTCTGCAAGCAGAAGGTTTACTGTAACAGACCCCGCGTTAACTCAGCGTGATAGAGTTAGGTAATTGCTACACCTTAATGGCTCGGTGCATTGGATCTACCGCAAGGCTTGTTTAAAGCGACTTGAGAAATCACAAAGGCGGACCTCAGCACCGTCTAAATGGAAAGGCTAGTGGACAGAGTAACAGCTCGGTTTAGGGCTCCTGTGGTGGGAGTGGCTAGACACTTTATAAATGCTCTCTGAGCTGAACTACACTGGATAACACGAGTTAGGTGCTAAGTCGACTACCCACCGAAAGTGCCAGGAAGATAAGGAGCTCAGCAGGTTTCGTTCGAGTCGAACAGAGAGCACCTATAAAGTTATCGCGGGATAGAGAAACGGTAACTCAAGAGTCTCATAAGCTCTAGATCCTGGTTCGATTCCAGGTCCCGCAACCAAGTTTTGGCAAAGGCGAAAGCCCGAGCCTGGAGTAGAGAAGGAGATTAGGATAGACAGACTTAGGCTACATGCCTAAGGTTTGATCTCTTATAGAGACCGAACATCAACTACTGGCAAAACGTCTTGAAAACGTTTCGTGCTTGTGTGAACCAGTTCTATATATTAATCGACTTTGTGAGTTGCTAACTGGAAATATACAGGTCCCTGTGCTTTGCGCCTTGTGACTTGTTAAGGGTATCTTTATAGAGCCCGCTTGTACATTGTCCAGTCTATTACTTGCCTTTCTCTCTCCACCCCTTTTATTAGTAAGTAGTTAAGGTTCTAAAAGCATCCGCAAGGAGTTAACAAAGATCGGAAGTTTTTGTTAATTGAAGTTATAAACTTTAATGCTGTAGAGTATATGTATCAAGCGCCGGTGCAAGGTGAGCGGATTGAGACTACAAGAACTTCATGTTGGGCTAGACAAAGAGAGGGACGAATCGCACCGTCGGATGGCCTTACCCAAACCAAAACTCTCGGGACATCTTACTAATAATCTGGTAACGTAGCATAATGGTCGTGCACCTCCTTCATACGGAGCAAGGTGTGAGTTCGAATCTCACCGTTACCACCATAACACCATAATCTGCCCACTAAATGCTAAATAGTTATATGCTAACATTAATCAGAGAAACTACTAATCCATTACTTGACTATATCAAGGATGATCCAGTACGTCCAGAAATTCCCAAAGAATTTCGTGTTAGCGGTAGCAGATTTGTCGCCACCACTGTAGAAGGCGAAAAACCACGTGCAATGGTCTGTGTTAGTCTGCACGATTTTGTGCCAACAACTGTTGAAGATTTGGCTAAAACACCCACAGAACCAACTACAGCAATCTTCTATACAATTTGGAGTTATGCGCCGGGTGCGGCCGCAGAGCTACTTTTTGGTGTAGTGGATCAAATAAAAGAACTTTTCCCAACTGTTAATCGTTTTGTAACACTTAGCCCAAAAACTGAAATGGCCTACAAGTTCCATATCAGAAATGGTGCCTGTGTGTTGCAAGAAAACGACAACACAGTGAACTACGAATACCTCATAACCCGTTGACAAACTGCTGAAAAGGTTATATACTTAGTATGTGACCGTGAGCGAATAGGCAGAGCTCCAGGACTGTTGTGAAACACTCCGTGGGTCGGGACTAGGCGATATGCCGTCCTTGGAGGTTCGAACCCTCCCGGTCACACCAAATTCCCTCCCTCGCTATAGTTCAATGGATAGAACGACTCTCTCCTAAAGAGTAAGTCTACGTTCGATTCGTAGTAGCGGGACCAATTGACAAAATATTGAAGTGAAGATATAATAATTGAATGTATAAAGTAATATGGAAAGATGTAAACAAGAATGTTTACGAACGAGATTTTGATAATCTTGGCCCAGCAATGGATTGGGCAAAAACATTGGCAGTATTTGTAACTATCAAAAGTAGCGAATACGAAATTGTTGGCATGTTTGGTGCTGACAGCATTGTAGATGGAAAGTGTCCAGACGGTGTAGATTACACCTGGATGAAACGGCGAAAGCAGTAAGGAGATATCATGGGATATTGGGACAGAGAATATTGTAACGTTGATGTGTTGAAGGGCAAGACTTTGTCCAACATCAACGAGAGTGGCGACGAGATCGTTTTTGAAACCACAGATGGCGAACGCTATCGTATGTATCACGAGCAAGACTGTTGCGAAAGCGTAAGCATAGAAAGCATAGTCGGCGATTTGCAGGACTTAGTAGGTTCAGAGATTCTAATAGCAGAAGAAGTTGATGGCGAAAGCCCAGCCGACTTCGAAGCATACGAGTCTTACACATGGACTTTCTACAAGTTTGCAACTCGCAAGGGTTATGTGGACATTCGTTGGCTAGGTCAATCGAATGGCTATTACAGTGAAAGAGTTGATTTTGTAAAGGAGTAATTATGTCAATGTACAACATGATATTTGGCATGAATCCCGATAGCGGAAAGTTACTTGAAATTCTAGGCAAAACTGCAAGCGACTTTGGTCGTTTCCGTAATGTCTATATGGATGAAGGTTACATTGTTGTTCATACACGTAATGGTGGTGGTAACCGTGAAGACTACGAAGATGTTTTTGATGAAATGTCAGAACATCCTTGGTACAGTCATGATGAGGACGACTCATTTGACTGCACTTATGCTAACATCTATTTCAAGGTTCCAGAAAACTACAAGGATTTTCTTGCTATTATGAATCTTAACGAAGGTCAAAAGCCTAGTGAACAATGGGCTGAACTTTTCGGAATGATGGAAGCAATGAAAAAATAAGGAGGCATTATGCCTTGGATTGAAAATGTAGCCGCCGATGATATCCCAAAAAGATTTCATCACGAAGCAGGCGAAAATAGTATGCTGATTAGTATCGTTGACCCGGCGAGCTGGCGTCCTACTCCTGCCCATAAGTTCAAGGAAATTCATAACTTTGAATTTTTGGACGTGGAGGAAAACGACCACGTAGACGACGAAGCAATGAAGTGTAGTCAAGAACAAGCCAATCAACTTGTGGCTCTTTTACAACACGCTTTGGATAACAAAATGAACGTTGTTGTTCATTGTTTTGCTGGAATTTGTCGTAGCGGTGCTGTATGCGAAGTAGGCGTAATGCTGGGCTTTCAGGATACAGGGCGGTTTAGAAGCCCTAATCTGCTCGTTAAGCACAGAATGATGCGAGCCTTGGGTTGGACCTACGATGCGGACGAAAAGCCCAACATCGACGATTGGCGCACATACAAGCCCGTTGTATAAAAACAACATTTGCCCTGTCTTCGAGAGTTGACAGGGCGTTCTTTTGGCTGTATAATATAACAAGAAAGAAGAGCGAAAAAATGAAAACATGGATTACAAGCGACTTACACTTTGGACATAAGAACATCATGAAGTTCTGTCCAGTGACGAGAGCACGATTTAAAGACGACGTTGCATATATGAACAACGCCATGGCCGAAGAATGGAACCATAAAGTCAAACCTGAAGACACAGTCTACATCTTAGGCGATGTAGCGTTCATGTCAGGTAGTGATGCTGGTAGAATGGTAAAGCGTTTGAATGGCACAAAGATTTTAATTAGAGGAAATCATGACCGTAAGACATTGATGGACGAAACGTTCCGTGGTGCGTTTGCAGAAGTACACGAGTATTTGGATATTACATATGATGGTCACAAGATTGTCATGTTTCACTATCCGATTGCTGAGTGGGATCAAATGCACAGAGGAGCATTACATTTTCATGGTCACTTACACGGAGGTGTTAGTGGATTAGAAAAGTATCGTGCATTCGATGTAGGTATGGATTCAACCGGTGAGATTGTTGTGTCAATGGAATATGCGATTGGCAGAATTAAAAACAACGAAATTAAGGGTCATCATGTTTAAAGATGAATTGAAGGAGTATGTAAACACTAGTAACCTAGTCAACATGAAAGAATGTGGCGATGGTATCTATGTGCTAAAGTACAAGAAGAAAGTGTTCTACGATAACTTGTGGAACGAATACATCGCCGAATGTCGAGGTACTATTGTAGACTCTGAGTTTAATGTAGTACAACGACCATTCACAAAGATCTATAACTATGGTATTGAAAAGGAAGCACCAGTGCTATCCGACGATACTGAGATCACAGCACTTCGTAAAGTTAACGGCTTTATGGTTGCTATGACTTGGCACAATGGAGATATCCTAGTTTCAACAACAGGTTCTACTTCAGGCGAGTTTGTCGATATGGCAAAGGAATATATCACTGATAACTTCCGTGATGTACTAAGATGTGCCCCAGATTTTACTTTTATGTTTGAGTGCGTTCATCCAACTGACCCACACATCATACCTGAAGAACCTGGACTGTACTTTATCGGATTCCGTCACAAAGACTGGAACGGTAAGTTATACTACGAAAAGTTTACGCTAGAACCTTTGGGCAAGCATCTTGGATGCCTCCCTGTGGATATCTTTACTACTACAGTAGGCGAGTTAAAGGCTCTAGTAAAGACTGTTAAGCACGAAGGTTTTGTATTCTATACTAAGGACGGCGTTGGTTCTAAGATCAAGTCACCTTACTACTTGACTTCAAAGTGGGTTGCTCGCAATCCACGCACAGACAAGTTAGTAGACTTGAACAAAGACATCAAGCACAATTTAGACGAAGAATACTATCCACTAGTGGATGCTATCCGTGCTAACATTGAGGAGTATACTGCTATGGACGAGCAAGCTCGTTTATCTTGGGTACGCAACTATATGGAGACAGTATGAGATGTGAAGATGAAAGTCATTTGCCTGTAGCAGAGCAAAGCCTAGTGTTCCGCTTGTATAAACGAGCAGAGATACGTAGGCAGATTCCTGGCAGGTTAGCAGTCACAGAAGGTAAGCCCGACAAGATTGCTAACTTGTTAGAAGAAGCCGCAATGGAAATTCAAATGCTAAGGGCAACCTTAGCCGAAATCAGTAAGCATACAAAAGGAAGGGACAACTTTCAACCATGAAGTGTTATCAATTAATCGGAGTGCCAGGTGCAGGTAAGAGCACTTGGATTAAGAATCAAGACTGGGCTAAGGATATTCCTGTGGTTAGCACAGATAAGTTTGTGGAAGAATACGCTGAAAAAATGGGTAAAACCTACAACGAAGTTTTTGATGAATATATGCCTATTGCCGTAAAGTTGATGGCTAACCAAGTCGAAATTTGTAAGGCAAATAATTTAGATATCATCTGGGATCAGACCAGTGTTTCGATTAAGAGCCGTAAGCGTAAGTTCAATATGTTGCCTAACTATGAACATATTGCTGTGGTATTTCCAACTCCTAAAAAGGAAGAATTGGATCGACGTTTAGCCAGTCGTCCAGGCAAGAACATTCCAGATTCAGTTATGCGTAGCATGATTGATACTTTTGAAATGCCAACCGAAGACGAAGGCTTTAAGGAAATCTGGAGAACTTGACCTTCTCCAGATAACTATACTTTTAAGGAGTGTGGTATGGTAGCAAGAAACGACATCACAGGCGACTCTATTCAAACCAAAGGAGTCACTGACAACTATCGTAATAATTACGATAACATTTTTCGAAAAAATAAAAAGACAGATGCAGAAAAGT